GTGATGCTTACTGTGTGCCTCCTACTTGACAGTGGGGGGCATATGTGTTAGACTACAGAGTAACACTGAGGGACAGTGTTTTTAGTCTGGGGATGATGTTGTTGAGGTTGTGTAGCGACCCCCCCCTCGACGAAAAAGCACTAAGTCCCTAACCTACAAAAGTGTGTACCCCTGAGAGAAATAAAAAAAAATCCAATAAAAAAAATACCCCCCATAGGATTTGCTCTCAGGGGGTCTTGACCGTTTAAGGTTTTTAAATAACTGTAAGTAAACTGTGAGAAAGTATTAATGAATTACCACATATATTTGAAGGGGGAGTGTATCTTACCTAATTTGAGTGAGGAAAAATTCAAACAGAACTGGGAGTGTTTGCAGGGGTTAGTGGGATTTATGAAGACTGATTATACTGCTGAGGATCTCTCATATGAGGAGGTAGAACCACTGGTGGAAAACCCTACCTATGGAGAGGGTAGCAGTTATTGACATCAGATTAAATAAGATGTATAATTGAAGTGTAGTGAATTAACTATCATGGCAAAAGGATTTACAGTAAAAGCAGCAGCGCCAAGGACAACAAAGAAGCCTGCTGAGGAGTGGGATTATGATGCAATCAAGGCAAGGATGAAAGGGAAGGCAATTGTCTTTTGTCTACCTGGAAGGGGATGTAGTTATGCATTCATGAAAAACTTTGTGCAGTTGTGTTTTGATTTGGTGCAGAATGGCATGAGCATCCAGATCAGTCAGGATTACTCTTCTATGGTAAACTTTGCACGTTGTAAGTGTCTAGGTGCTAATGTATTGCGTGGACCTGATCAAATTCCATGGGATGGTAAGTTACAGTATGATTATCAGTTGTGGATTGATAGTGATATTATCTTCAACACTGAGAAGTTCTGGCAGTTATGTGATGTATCATTGAATGCAGAGGGCGAGGAGAAGGCAATTACTGCAGGTTGGTATAGTACAGAGGATGGGAGGACGACCTCTGTTGCACATTGGTTAGAAGAGGATGATTTTAGAAATAATGGTGGAGTGATGAATCATGAGATGGTAGATGGTATTAGTAAGCGTAAGAAGCCATTTACTGTTGACTATACTGGATTTGGATGGGTAATGATTCAGAAGGGCGTCTTTGAGAATGAGGGTATGAAGTATCCATGGTTTGCTCCTAAGATGCAAGTCTTTGAGAGTGGAGCAGTACAGGATATGTGTGGAGAGGATGTAAGTTTCTGTTTAGATGCAATTGAATCTGGATATGAGATTTGGTGTGATCCACGTATTCGTGTTGGTCATGAGAAAATGCGTGTTATTTGATTAGGAGATTATTATGGCAAAAGTAAGAAAATCACTGTTGGGCAATATTTTCATTGAATCCCAACCCAAGAAAACAAGACAGGGTTCAGGGCAACATACAAAGTATGCTGCAACTAGCAGTAACTCTAAGAAGAAGCGATATAGAGGACAGGGCAGATAAGAATAATGAGAGGGGTATTGTTACCCCTCTTTTTTTATGGTATAGTATTATGGCTAGCGGAAAAATCTCTATTTACTCATGGCATATTTAAATCATAGTTTACCTGATTGGTCTTGTTATATTCGTAATGAGTTCTTATATAATCATAAGAAAGGACATGGTGAGGTGACTAAGTGCGATGTTCATAGTGTTGCTAGCATCGAGAAGCGAGTGCCTCTATTTGAAGCATTTTTAGAGAATGGTGTGAACTGGACTAGACGTCCTCTACATGCCTTCTGCTGGGACCCTGAGGCACCCATAGAACCATTGGAGGACATAATGTACTGGGACTGCTTTAGTCCTTATATTGATGTCCAGAAGCGTCATAGGTTATCTGGTCTTGAAGCAGAACTGATACGACCTGATGGTAAGAAAGTAAAGGGTAGTTATATGTGGACTTTAGATTGGAGTTGGGAGAATAAGGGAATACCTGATCTAAACTTTTCAGAGACACCAGAACATAAGTGTGCGCATTTGTTTAAGATGGATAATGGTAATTATTATGCCTATCCTAATAATAGAATTATTTGGTATGATAATGCATGGGTATTCAATAGGATTGAAAAGAACCCTGGATTTGAGATTGATACTACAGTGTATAGTGTAGAGAATAAGAGAAGGATTGAAACATCAGACCATTACATCTATGATATCAAAGACCTAGATAAAGAAAGAGGAACTATTAATGACTGAACCAAATCTATTAAGAGAGATTGCAAATGATGATAAAACTCCTAAAAATACTAAAAGATTGGTGGAAGATGGATTTTATGAGGCAACTGACTGTACTGACCCTAATCATATCTGTACTTGTGGCAATGAACAGATAACACTTATTGAAGATTAGTGGTCTAAATAGGTCAGAATTGTTGTAACATAATTAAGTGCCTCTAGAAAGAGTCAGTAAAGGTTTTAAGGATGTAAGTGCATCATTCCAGGTTAACCCTATCAACTATGATATTGTTACTATAAAGAATGAGAATGCCATCAGTAGATCTATACGTAATTTAATTCTGACAATACCAGGTGAAAAACCATTTCAACCTGATATTGGATGTAGTGTGACTAGACTCTTATTTGAATCATTTGATAATTTAACTGCTAATCAAATTAGATCAGAAATTGAAAGAACAGTAGTAAATTATGAGCCTAGAGTAGATCTGCAGGGAGTTAAAGTTTCTGCAAACCTTGATGCTCACGAATTTGATGTAGTCATTAAGTACATCATTATTGGTGCAAATGCACGTACACAACAATTAACATTTGCATTACAGCCCACTAGATAAATGCCTCTAGTTAATTTTAGCGACTTAGAATTTAGTCAAATAAAAGATTCCATCAAGGATTACTTGCGTGCGAATTCAAATTTTACTGACTATGATTTTGAGGGATCTAACCTATCAACAATTATTGATACTTTAGCATACAACACTTATATTACCTCATACAATGCCAATATGGTAACTAATGAGGTATTCATTGATAGTGCTACCCTGAGGGAGAATGTAGTCTCTCTTGCAAGGAATATAGGGTATGTACCAAGATCAAAGAAAGCATCATATGCTAATGTAACCTTTACAGTAGATGCATCTGCTACAACAGCAGTTACTGTAACATTGAAAGCAGGGTCTGTAATGACCTCCACATCAACACAGACTAATAAATCAAAGAACTTTATATTCTCTATTTTAAATGATATTACTGTCCCAGTTAATTCCAGTGGACAGGCAGTATTCAGTGATATAAAAATATGTGAAGGAACTTATATTACACAACCATATACTGTAGATGGTAGTAATCCAAATCAGAAGTTTATTTTACCTAATACTGGTATTGATACTGGACTACTTTCTGTTGTTATAAAGGATACTAAGGATTCTACAGTTAAAAAGAAGTTTACCTTATTTGATAGTTTATTTGATGTAAATGCATCTACAAGGGCATATTTCTTACAAGAGATTGGTAATGAGAACTATGAACTTCTATTTGGTGATGGTGTATTTGGTGAGAAGTTGCAAGATAAAAATTATATTGAAGCAAGTTATATTGTAACTAGTGGTCCTTCTGCCAATAGCATTGAAAGATTTAAGTTCATTGGCAATTTAGAATCTAATAATGGTGATATTATTAGTTCAAAGGTATCAGTCATTAGTACTGAACAAAAGTCTATTGGTGGTAAGAACATTGAATCTGTAGCATCTATCAAGAAATATGCTCCACAGATCTATGCATCACAAAATAGAGCAGTCACTGCTGCAGACTATGAAGCATTAATTCCTAAGATTTATCCTGAAGCAGAGTCTGTATCTGCTTTTGGTGGTGAGGATCTTACTCCTCCCCTCTTTGGTAAAGTCTTTATTAGTATTAAACCATATAATGGTATCTTTCTTTCATCATCAATTAAGGAGAACCTACAAGCAGCAATCAAAAGATATTCAGTTGCTGGTATCTTGACTGAAATTGTTGACTTGAAATACCTTTATATTGAAGCAGATTCTGAGGTATACTATGATACTAACAATGCACCTTCTAAAACCTCAGTACAGGATACTGTAACTAAGAGTGTTGTAAGGTATTCTGACTCTATTGAATTAAATAGTTTTGGTGCAAGATTTAAATATTCCAAATTTCAAAATATAATTGATAATAGTAGTGATGCTGTAACTTCAAACATCACTAATATCTCTATGAGAAGGGATATGGCAGCACAGTTAAATACTTTTGCAGAGTATGAACTGTGTTTTGGAAATAGATTCCATCTTAAGAATCATGGTCATGGTGCTGTTTATGATGGCACTTTAGTTGGATATAATATCAAATCATCTGGTTTCCAGGTGGCAGGTATCAATGGTACTGTTTACCTTGGTGACAAGGCAACAGGAGACCTTACAAGAGGTTCTCTGTTCCTGTTCAGGTTGAACTCTCCATCAGAACCAATTATTGTAAAACAGAACATTGGTACAATTGACTACAAGAAAGGTGAAATTAAATTAAACCCCATCAATATAATTAGTACACAGGTCAATAGGAACACACCACTAGTAGAGGTTTCTGCTGCTCCTTACTCAAATGATGTCATTGGTCTCCAAGATCTCTATCTGCAACTTGATGTAAATAATACAACAGTTGATGTTATTCAAGACAATATTGCATCTGGCAATGATGTCTCTGGTTCCAACTATATTGTATCACCTAGTTACACTTCAAATGTATTGGTAAGAGGAACACCAGTTACGACAGTACCTGAACTCTCTACTACAAACATTACTACTACTAATCCTACTAGTAGACCTTCAACTAGTACATCATCATCTTCTTCATCTTCATCATCTTCCTCAGGCTACTAATAAGAATTACAAATGACAGTAGATAGAGTAAAATTACAGCAAATTGTTGCTAGTCAACTTCCTAGGTATGTTAGCGAAGACTTTCCTCTTCTAACAGATTTTTTAGAGCAGTACTATGTCTCTCTAGAATCACAAGGCGGTCCTTCAAACCTGATCAAAAATATTGATCAGTATGTGAAAGTTGATGAGTTAACTAATTTAGAGACTGAAACCACTCTAACTGAGGATATTGATTACTATACTAGAAGTGTAAAAGTAGAAAGTACTTATGGTTTTGTTGATACTGATGGTATTATCAAAATTGATGATGAGATTTTTCTCTATGAGACCAAAACACTTACCTCTTTTGAAAACGTAAAGAGAGGATTTAGTGGAATTACTTCATATATTACTCCTGACAACCCTGACAGACTTACTTTTGAGACTACACAGAATCAATCTCACCAAACAGGGGCACATGTTCAGAACTTAAATGTTCTTTTTCTTCAACAATTCTTCAAAAAACTGAAAAAACAGGTAGTTCCTGGGTTTTCTGACAGAAATTTCTATACAGGATTGGATGAAAAGAACTTTATTTTCAATTCAGACAGTTTTTATGCCTCAAAAGGCACTGACCAGTCCTTTGAAATTCTCTTTAGGGCACTTTATGGCGAAGATGTAGAAGTAATTAAGCCATCTCAGTTCCTTTTGACGCCTTCTAATGCAAATTATAAGGTAACTAAGGACTTTGTTGTTGAGAAATTGCAAGGTGATCCCCTTCAGTTACAAAATTTGACACTTTTCCAGCAATTGACTGGTGCTAGAGGTTCTGTTACTAATGTTCAACAGATCCCATATGACAATTTTCAGTATTATCAGATAAGTATTGACTCTGGTTTCAATAGAGATAGTGATGTAACAGGTTCAATCTATGGTAAATTTGAGCCAGACCCCCAAACTAAGATTCTAAACCAAGTTGGAGCAGGTCAAACCTACCTTGATGTTGATTCTACAGTAGGTTTTCCACAAAGTGGTACTTTAGAAGTCGTTGATGTAGACTTAGAACTGCTTCGCTTGAAGTACGATGGAAAAACATCTACCCAATTCTTCAATGTAAGTGGTGTAGACAATGTGATTCTTAAAACTACTGACATTTCCCTTGATTCTTATGCATTTGCCTATGTTGGTATCCAAACTACAAAACAAGTTAAGGTTAGATTCACTGGTTCATTGAGTGATTTTGAGCAAAATGACAAAACTCACTCATATAAGAAAGACGATACTATCCAATTAAGGTCTTTAGGTTATGAAGCACCTGGAAAGAAGAATAATAACTACTCTCTCAACATAAAAACCAACTGGCAAGTTAAAAAGACCACTTTATTGGATGCTAGTGCTTTCCAGTATGGGTTTGAGTTCTATAATACACATTTTTTACAAGAAGGATATAAAGTAGTCCTTGAAAATATTGATAAAACCATGTCTTTGCCTGGTATTATCTCTAGAATCCAATCTTCTAATGAAATTGTTGTAACTTTTCAGCAAAATTTCTTAACAACTGGTTCTTACACAATTGAAAACCAGACTTTAAAGGGAAATTCTATAAAATATCCATATTTGGAGAAATATACTGCAAATATTCAGAACACTTATGCAAAATATGATGGTTCTACTCTTATTGCTTCAAATAGCATCCCTAAGTACAACAATTTGGAGACCAATCCATATGACAGAAGGATTGTTTTCAGTGCAACCTTACAAAGTACTGATATTTTAACATTACCTACTAATCAAACCACTATTCCTGACCACGCTTTCTATACAGGTGATGCATTATACTTAGAATCCAAAGGAGTTGGGTTTGAAGGTGTAGTATCAGGTGCATATTTCATCTATAGGGTAGATGAAAGTAGAATTAAACTTTCTAGGTCAAAAGCAGACCTTGCAAGAAAAATTTATATCACTTTTAATGGTTCTGTAACAAATGCAGTTGTAACACTGCTTGATTTTTACCAAAAAGAGATTGCACCACAAGGAATTTATAGAGAAATTCCAAATCCAATTAATGACAGTAAAAGATATATTACAAATGCTGGATTTAATGGAATTCTCAATAATGGTGTAGAAATTCTCAACTATAAATCTCAAAATAGTGTATATTATGGAAATATTGAAGATTTCACCATTACTGCTGCTGGAAAAGGTTATGATGTCATCAATCCACCAGTTTTAATCATCCAAGATGATGTTGGTATTGGTGCAACTGGTGTTGTTAATGTAAAAGGACAACTTGAGAGACTTGATATCCTAGATAAAGGTCTTGGATACTATGAAGCACCATTTATCAGGATTTCTGGTGGTAATGGCACAGGTGCTGCAGCAGAAGCAAGGATGACTTCTATTAAGCATGAGAATTCATTCCTTGCTGATGGAACTTTAGAACAAACTAGACTTGATTTAAATCAAATTTCATTTTCTAGTGACCACAAGTTCCTAGATGGTGAAAGTGTCATTTATCAACCAAGAAGTACAAAAGGAATTACTGGTTTAACCACTGATTCTGAATATTTCTGCTCTATTCATAGTCAGACAGCAATTAAACTTCATAATACAAAGACTGATGCTTTGGTTGGTATCAATACAGTTGATTTAATTGGATATGGTGTAGGAACACAATTTATTGTAGCATCAGAACCCAAAAGTGTTGTCTCATCTGTCATTATTACCAATCCTGGTAAAAATTATGAGAGCAAGAAAAGAACAATCCCACAGGCAGGCATTAACACTGCTCTAAACACTGTCAACATCAAAGGTCATGGTTATCAGTCCAAAGAGATTGTTAGATACAACCCTGGCAATCCTTTAATTGTTGGTCTTTCCAAAAAGACTGATTATTATGTTGTAAAAGTCACTGATGATGCATTCTCTCTGACTGAAGTTGGTATTGATACTATAGCTACTGATTATTATTTTAATAATGGCATAATTATTAACTTTACCCAACAAGGTGAGGGTTCATTTAACTATCAACCAATTACTGTTAGTGTTGAAGGTGCTGCTGCATCTTATGATAAGTCATTTGTTGAAGATTTCCAAGAATTGTTTGTTATTGAGTCCCCAATTGATAAAAACATCATTACTCCTGTTCAGGTTCTTGCTTGGACAGATACAGAGGCAGAAATTCTAAATTCTCTGACAAATGATGAATTCTATGTTCAAGTCTCTGCAGATTCTCACTGGTTAATTAGTGATGAACCATTTGTTGGCAATATTCTTCTTTATGATGCAGAATTGCAACCTATCTTTAGAGGTGGCATCCAATCTATTGACTTACTTAATGGTGGTGTAGGATATGGTTCATCTGAGATTATTGATTTCAGAAGACAACCAAGTCTTCAGTTCCAATCTGGTACAGGTGCTGTTTTACAACCAATTATCTCCAATGGACAGATTTCAGAAGTTGTAGTTCTCTCTCCTGGTGTTGGTTATAACTCACCACCTGACCTTAATGTAATTAGCGCTAATGCCACTGGCAAATTTGCTGTTCTTACTCCTGTTTTGAATAATGGCAAAATTCAAAGCGTATTTGTTGTAAAAGGTGGATTGGGATATGAGTCAGGCAAGACATCTATTGATATTATTCCATCAGGTAGAGGTACAAGAACAAATGCCAATATCAGAGGATGGAATATAAACCTCTTTGAAAGATACCTTGATAATATCCTTGAGGATGATGGTATCTTAGCAGAAAATATTTCTAATAAGGAATTGCAGTATTCTCACCTTTATGCTTCTAGAGCATTGAGGGAGTCATCTACTGCTATTGATGGATTTGATAAAGATAACAAACTTTATGGCACTTTTGATTTAAGAAAGAATATTGCTGAGGAAGAGATTGAGAATATCTACCACTCACCTATTCTTGGTTGGGCATATGATGGCAATCCAATTTATGGACCATATGGTTTTAAAAATCAAGATGGAACTGGGTTTGTTAAGAGAATGGTGTCTAGTTACAAACTTAAAACCACTCCTGTTAACAGACCATCATTCAATACCTATCCTAATGGATTCTTTGTTGATGACTATATCTATGCTGCAGATGGTGACCTTGATGAGCACAATGGCAGATTCTGTGTCACACCCGATTTCCCAAATGGAATATACGCATACTTCTGCACAATTAGTGAAGCTATTGATTCATCTGGACCTTTCCAGAAGTTTAGAAGACCTGTATTCCCATATGTAATTGGAAATACTTTTAGGTCTGTTCCTTCTGAATTTAACTACAAAGGAATATCCAATCAAACAGATTATAATATTGAAAGTAATGGTTGGTTTAGAAATACTACAAATTATTATACTAATGCAGGTAGTAGTGGTTATGACTATATCTACAATTCTAATAATGTCAGAAAGCAATCTATTGATATTACAGCAACATCCAGAGGAACTGTTAATAGTTTAACAATTATTGATGGTGGTGATAACTACCAGGTTAATGATACTATCATTCTTAATGAAACAGACACTCAGGGTAGAAACTGTAAGTGGAGGGTAAATGAAATTGAAGGTAAGAGAGTTAATACTGTAAGTCTAGCAACAACTGCTTTCAACAATGTAACATTTGTTCCAAATGGCAATAAGTCAGGATTTGTAGCATTTACTGAGGTTCCACATAAATTTGATACTAATGATATCATCAGTGTTGATAATTTAAGTGAGGACTTCAAAGGTTTCTCTGGTTCTTACAATATTGGTGTTACTACATCAAAATATCAATTGGTTATTGGTATCGCATCTGCCTCACAAACAGGTGTTGTAACCTTTATGAATATTAAAGGTATAGAAGGTTCTCTGCTTAAAGATAATGACATCCTTACAATTGAATCAGAAAGAATCAGAGTTCTTGAACTTGATAAACTCAACAGCAGAATTAAAATTCTAAGAGAGCAAGATAATACAATTGGTGCTTCACACTCTGCTGGATTGTTGTTTAGAGAAGAGACAAATAAGTTTGTCTTTAATACTGGCATCACTACATCCAAGAAATTTAGATTTAATCAACAGTATTACTTTGACCCTCATGAGCAGGTAGGAGTAGGTTCACTTGCACAAGCAGGAGCAGGTGTCACTCTGGGTATCAAGAACCCTGGTGCTGGAACTACACTCAGATTTGTCAGAGAGCAGATGATTTATCTGCCTGGTCATGGAATGGCACCTAATACACCAGTTGTTTATTCTAGTGGTGGTAACGTAAATCCAATGAGAGGTTGGAGTGGTATTGAGACATCATCAATATTTACTTTGGCAGATGGTCTCAACTTCTTTGCAACACCTCTTGATAATGACCATATTGGAATTTCAACCAATAGAATTGGTCTTAACTCAGAAGGTCTCTTTATAGGTGCTGGAACAACATTAACTGATACAGGATTGCAAGCAGGTATTATTTTCTTTACTAGTGTAGGAGCTGGTGATACTCATAGTTTCACTACAAATAGACTTAATGTTTTAAAAGGAAGAGTTTCTAAAAATGTTGTAACTGTATCAGTTGCTGATACTCATGGATTGTCTACAAATGATTTTATCAACTTTGACCTTAATCCTAAGGACACTCAGACAATCAGTGTTGTATATAATGAGCATAACAGAAGGATGGTTTTTGATCCTGATGTTATTGAGGAAGCACAGGTAAATTCAGGCACTAGTTCATTCATTGTACCAAAAGACAAGTATTTACTTGGTGATAAGATCATCTACTCTGCATTAGTACCATCTGATGGATTAGTTTCAGAGGATATGTATTATGTCTATCCTATTGAAGATAATAGGATTAAGTTGATTAAAGAAATATCTGAAATTAATAATGATTATCCTGCCTTTGTTAATATTGGCACTGCTAAGACTGCAACTTTCTCCAAAATCAATCCTAGATTGACTGTTCAGCAAAACAGAACTTATAAGTTTGATCTTTCTTCTCCCACTTTAGGGTTTACTAATGCTTTGACAAAGTTCTCTGCATTTAGTATGAAGATCACAACTGATGATGCTTATATTGATGAATTCCTTGTAGGCGAAGGTTCAAATGCATTTGAAGTTATAAGAGATGGTGAGGTTGGTGTATCTACAGATGCATCACTGAGTTTGAGAATTAGTGCTAATGTGCCTAAGAATCTTTTCTATAAATTTGATATTGATAATATTGACATTTTACCATCTGTACAAAAACAATTAATTGTTGATAAGACTGTGCCACAGTTTAGTCAAATTAATCAGGTCCCTAGTAAGTATGATGGATCACATCAGGTTGTAGGTGTAGCAACAGATGCTTTCCAGTTCAATGTTTTCAATGTTAAAGATCTAACAAATAATTATAATGAAGGCACTGCAAATATGAGTTATACTACTAACTCAAGATTTGCATATGGACCCATTCACTCAGTTAAGGTAATTGATAAAGGTGTTGGTTATCAATCACTTCCTGGTTTTGAGGGTGTTACTAGCAAAACAGGTACAGGTGCTTTAATTGAACCCAATAGCAATTCAATTGGTCAAATTTTAGATTTCAAAATCAATAATATTGGTTTTGGTTATCCCTCAGATAAAACTCTGAAAGCAGCAGGTAATACTCCTGAAATTCTTAAGATTGAACCCCTTGCTCAGTTTGATTACATTGGCATTACATCAGCAGGTGTAAATTACTTTGTAGCACCTGAATTGGTTGTAATTGATGGTTTATCTAAGAAGCAAATTACTGATGTTCAACTTGATTTTGAACTTGGTGCTACAGAAGTAAAGATTCTTAAAAATACAATCTCACTTAATAATGTAACACCTGATATCCTTCCAATCAATAATCCCAATGGTTTCTCCATTGGTTCAATGTCTTATTTTGAAAATAATAAGATTGTAAGACTGTATCTGAACAAATCATTCAGTACTCCTGAAGAATTCCCATTTAAGGTTGGAGAAAAGATAATTGTTGAGAATATTGCCATTGGTTTCAACACAGATGGTAAAGGATACAATTCTGATAGTTATGAGTATGCACTCTTCCCACTTACTGGTCTTGATGCCAAACTAGGTGGTTCAAATGGGTATGTTGAGTACAGTCTTGCTGACTATTTGTCTGCAAATGAATATCCTGGAAACGTAACATCTATTGTTTCTGCTTATATTACTCCTAAGACATATTTCCCAATATTTGATATTGATTTAAAAGTATCTGACTTCTTTGATGGAGAAAGAGTAAGTAATGGGTTTGCAGATGGCACTGTTGAAAGATGGGATCCTATTAGTGAAACTCTATTTGTTTCATCCAACAAATCATTCCTTCCAGGCACTATTATTCAATCAGACAGTTCACAAATCAAGTCAATTATTAAGTCAAGGACTAATTTCAATACAACTATTAAAATTGGTGCTGGTGCAACTGTTATTGATGGTTGGCAGACCAATTCAGGTGTTCTGAATGACAATCTACAAGTCCTTCCTAACAATGAGTATTATCAAAACTTCTCATATTCACTTAAGTCAAGAATTGACCTTGAAACTTGGGAAGATGCAGTAAGTGCTCTTAATCATACTGCAGGTTTCAAAAAATATGCAGATTTGATCATTGAGAATGAAGCAGTAAGTTCTTGTACACCTGTTGAGATTGATTTAGATACAACTGTTGATTTAATTGGTGAATTTAGTCTAAGTTGTTTCCCAGACTTTGATGGTGGAACTGAAAGAACTATTGATATACAAGGAAGTAAGATTATTTCTGATACCATAGTATTCTCCAATAAAATCCTTCTTGACTACTTTGAATCAAGAGGTAATAGAGTACTTAACCTCTCCTTAGGAGGTGGTGGTGGTGCTGGTGGCAGTCCCTTTGATGATGAACCAAGAGAAGAACCTTTTGAATCTATTGCTAACTATGAGAACAAATTTACTCATAATAAGATACTTACTTTGGTTCAAGATGCCCAATTAAGAGATAGAAAGCAGTCAAGTATGTTGACTGTTATGCAAGATGGCACCCAAGGATATATCAACCAGTATGGTATGTTGGATACTGTCACACCTCTTGGTCATTTTGATTATAGAAACATTCAGAATGGAACTTGGTCACTTGATTTCTATCCAGTAACACCTCTCTACAATAACTATGAAGTTACAATCTTCTCATTCAGTCAACTTGACAATGTTTTGAGTATTGGAGCAACTGATGTTGGTAGTGTTGTAAGGATATCTACTGGTCAGACCGAAGTTGCAGCATCAAGTACAACAGAAGTTATTTCTATTGGTACAACTTATAGATCTGCTAAGGTCATTGCTCAGTTACATGATTTCCAAAATGACAAGTATTATGGCAATGAAATTAATCTCCTTCATGATGGCACTAATGTTACATTAATGCAATATGGTGATATCACTTCATCCACTGAATTGGCAGGTATTTCTGGTTTTGGTACATTCATTGGTAGAATTGATAGTGGCAATATTGTTCTTGACTTCAAGTCAACTGTTGGTACTGCATTATCAGTCAATGCCATGGTCATTGCAATTAGTGACCAGAATGCATCTGGAATTGGAACAATTGACTTAGAAGTTTCAAATGTATCTTCTTACTCCAAGTCAATTGCTGCTTCTGCAACACCAATTGCAAATATTGTTGGTTCTTACTATGAACCTGACAGTTCTGGATACTTTGTTGTTTCTGTCGAGGATATCACAAATAATGAGTATGAATGTTTTGAGGTAATGTCACTTGACAGTCTGTTTGAGGAAAACTTTGTTGAGTTTGCAAGAGTCAATACTGGCACATCTGGTCTTGGTACTGTTGGATTCACTTCAACTGGAAACAACATCAATCTGACTTATACTCCTGTTCCAAACATTAATGTTGAGGTAAGAGCATTTGCTGTTACTAATCAAAACTATTTGAATGTTTCAGGTATCACATCTGTCAACTTAGAGAACAATATCCTCTTCTCTAAGCAAGGCACTTATACTGGTCAAGAGTTTGATAAAGCAACAGCATTCCCACTGTTGTTTGATGGAAATCCAGTCTTTGGTGGTCCATTCTTGGGTAATAATCCTGGTGTTGTCAATACAGCAACCAATCAAATTGTTATACCTAACCACAACTTTATAACTGGTGAGAAAGTTAAATATACTCCCTTCAATAAACTAAAAGTAGGAACTGAGAATGCAATTAGCATTGCCTCTACTGATGTTCCAGGTGTTGGTATTACTAACAAACTACCAGAAGATGTATATGCAATTAAGTATAGTGATGTGACTGTAGGATTTGCTAAGAGTGCTGCTGATGCTTTGGCAACTGTTCCCATTCCTCTAAATCTAACATCAGTTGGTATTGGCAGTATTCACACTCTATTTGGTGCTAATGAAAATGCAAGATGCTTGATTGCAATTGACAATATGATTCAAGCACCTATTACTGAGGTGAAGATTGAAACACAATTGCTTTCTAATATCATTTTTGAACCCTCATTTAGGGTTGTTGGTATTCAGTCATTTAAATCAAATGACCTTATCCAAATTAACAATGAAATTATGCTTCTTCAAAACATTGGAGTTGGCAGAACAAATAATTTCAACGTTGTCAGAGCACAAATGGGTACTGAAGTTGAAACCCATGTAATTGGAGATGTTGTTAAATTGCTAGGTGGCAACTACAACATCACTGAGAATACTATCCACTTTGCAGAAGCTCCTTATGGCAATACACCAATTGGAACCACTACTCAGGGTCCAGATGAGGTAGATTGGCAGGGTATCACCACTTCATCTACCTTCCAGGGCAGAACCTTCATGAGAAGTGGTGTTCTTAATGGTGTAGATCACACATATAAGAATAACTACACATTTGATAATATTCAGTCTGAATTCAATGGATTTGATAATGAGTTTTTACTGACTATTAATGGTGGAGATAATATAGCAGGTTTTGCTACCAACCAGGCAATTGTCCTGAACTCAAATATTCTTCAGGAACCCACAGGTGCTCAAGAGTCAACAGGCGACTTTACTCTGAATGATAAAGTTGGTGTTACAACAATCACATATACAGGAACAAGTCAGTCATCTGAAAATGATCCTAACAGAGCAACTATCCCCAGAGGTGGTAACATCACTGCTGTTGGTTCAACACAAGGATCTGGATATCAACCATTAGTTGGTGCTGGTGCATCTGTATTTGTTAACTCGAGTGGTCAGATTTCATCTATTGCAATTGGCAATAGTGGTTCTGGTTATAGATCAGGCATCCAAACTCATGTCTCAGTTGGTATTCTGACATCTTCTACTGACAATCAACCTGTTATTGGAATTGGTACTGCAAATATTGTAGGTGGCCATATTGATTCTATTGATCTTTACAATGTAGCATCAAACCTAGACCAATTCAACCCTCCTGTAGTTGTTATTGACAAACCACTTCCTTATAGCAATCTTTCACTAGTTTATAGTGGAGGTAATGCAATAGAAGGTATTGGTACTGGTGCAAGAGTTGATATCACTGTTGGTCAAGGATCAAGTGTCATTGACTTCACATTAATCCAAGGTGGTTTTGCTTATGGATTCAATGAAATATTGACAGTATCTGTTGGTGGAACACTTGGTATTCCTCTTACAAGTGGATTTAGTGGCAATGAATTTCAACTCACTGTTGATGATCTCTATCGTGATACCTTCAATGGTTGGACACTTGGTGAACTAGATGTATTTGACAAATTAGATCCATTATTTGATGGTGAGACAACTAAGTTCAATCTTTCAATTGCTAGTGCATCATATGGTATTGAAACTGCTGATGGATCAAATGTTGATTTGAATCAGGCATTGATTGTCACTATTAATGATGTTCTTCAAATTCCAGGCGAATCATACAATTTTGCAGGTGGTTCTATCATAGAATTCTCACAACCTCCTGCAAGGGGTGACAGTTCTAAGGTTATCTTCTACAAAGGAACACCAGAAGTTGATGTTGTATTTGTAGATATTCTTGAGACAGTTAAGGTTGGTGATACTCTCCAACTTATGAATGATCCAGGAAAGGGTCAAAATAATTCTTTATTGCAAGAAAAGAGAACTGTTGTTGGTATCACTACCCTTGATACTGTCAAAACCTTCCCATATGCTGGTCCTGGTATTACTACTGACATTTCATTAGAGAGACCCATTGAATGGTGTAAGCAAAAGGATGATTTATTCATTGATGGTAGAGTAGTTGCCAAAGATAGAGTTGAGTATGAACCGTTCATCTATCCTGCTGCATATATTATTAATGATATTGGTCCTGGTGATGGATTCTGTTATGTTGATACAGTAAGACCTCTGTTTGATTCAGCACCTGAGACTCAACTTATTGATTATCAATTTAAAGTCACATTTACTGATCAGACTGAAATTAAGACAGCAATTGCAACTGCATCTATTACTAATGGTTCTATTACTGGATTCAATCTTGTAGATGCAGGAAAGGGATATGCAACTCTCCCTACACCAGAAATTTCCATTGGTAATGCTGGATTTACTTCTACTGGTAGAGCAACAGCAACAGCATCTGCTATTGGAGATGTTGTTGGAAACTTGAATGTTATTAATCCAGGAGTAGGTTACACTGTTCTTCCTCCTATTATTATTGAAACACCACCAGCAAGAACTGAAACAGTTGGAGTTGATTCATACTTTGGTGATTATGGACAAATTGTTGGTGTTGCCCAATCAAATGGTGGATTGACAACACTTGAATTCTACATTCCAGATGACTCATTTATGAGAGATCCTTACTATGTTGGAGTTGCTGTTACTTTATCAGAGATTGGTAAGAATGATTACTTTGTTGTCAATGAATCAAATGTTGGACTTTATAGCACTGTGTCTGATTTTGATGGCATTTATAGAGTTGAAAAAGTTTATGATTATATTTCTGATTTGACCAGTATTGGTGCTGGAGTAACAATGGTAAGGAGAGTTGAAATTCAAGGTATTGGTGTTGGTTCTACCAACTTCTCATCAACATTAATTACTTTTGATAGTGATCTGCTTACTTGGGATAATAGGGTTGGATATGCTCTGGGAAGTGGTTTATTTGAAAGAAATAGAATTTATGGTGAATATACTTGGGGTAAAGTGAGTTTTATAAACAGATCTCCTGTCACTGCAAAGAGATTTACTGCTTCATCATACCCTAATTTGGACAAATCCCCATTGATGACCAGATCTACAACCCTTAAATATAATAATTACACTCCATAAAGGATAAATAAACCTAGGAAAAGGACTCCCTTCAAAAATGGCATATCAAGGTATTAATACAGGAACCTCCCCTAATGATGGTTTAGGGGATACTCTTCTAGATGGTGGTGTTAAGATTAACAGCAACTTCTCTGAATTGTACAATATTATAGGTGATGGCACCAGCACATTCGTTGGTGTTGTTACTCAAATCTCTGCAGGAACAAATGTAAGCATCTCAACTGCTTATGGTTCTGTTGAGGTATCTGCACCTACACCAACCAATCTACGAACTGATAACCTTAGGGTTACTGGAATTACCACCCTTGGTGCTACCAATGGCATTGGTACAGTAACAATGGGTATTGGTGTCACTGCCCTCTATGTTGATGGTAGTGCCAGAGTCACGGGAGTCCTTACTGTTGGCACTGGTTCTATCACACTTGAGAGTGACAGGGTACACGTAGGTTCTGGTATTACAATTGATGCTAACAACAACACTATGGTGTTGGGTGATAACATTACAATGACTGCATCCTCAGGTGCTGTTGATGTTGCTTTAATGACAGCAGGTTCTGCTACTGTTACTGGTCATTCTACAGCAACAACTCTTGCTAGTTCTGGTACTGCCACATTTGCTGGTGATGTAAGTCTTGGTTCATCTATTACATTATCTGACACTAAGGAGATCTTACTTGGAGATAGTGCAGAATTTTCACTTTCACATGGTGATTCTACTGGAAACCTGATTGAGTCAAAATCAGGTGCCTTTAATTTGAAGGGCAACACCCTCAATATTATTGCTGGTACAGCAAATACAGTTGTTGCTGCAACAAACCCAGATGGTAATTATGGTATTGAGTTCTACTATCTCAATGACAAGAAATTAGAAACTAGGTCATCAGGTGTAAGAGCACTTGGTGGTTTCCAGGTTATATCTGGTATTACAACACTAGGTGTTGTGACTGCTACTACCTATTATGGAGATGGTAGTAATTTAGCAGGTGTTGGCAACACTTTTGATGTATCTACAGATACATTAGTTGTTTCTGGTATTACAACATTAGGTGTTGTGACTGGTGCTACTTATTTTGGTGATGGTTCAAACCTGTCTGGAATTGCAGGTATCAGTACTACAAAAATCAATACTACTGAACTCAACAATAGTGGAATTACAACCCTTACAGGTCTTGTAGAAGTTGGTTCTGGTGTCACTATAAGTGGCATTGCAACATTCAACCAAGGTTTCCAAGTTGGTGGAACTCTTAATGTAAATGAAAGTCCTACTGCACTTTTCTTTGATGCTAATGCTTCTGACAAATTCCAATTAAAGAATGCACTTGGCACAGTTGACCTTCAAGGTACTGGTCAAGTTAGAGCTTTGAAAGCCAACTCTTCTGAACTTTTATTCCGTGGCATTGCTGATGGATCATTTGAAGCATATTGGGATGGAAATAGAAAGTTTGCAACTTGCAGTATTGGAGCAACAGTTACTGGTCAATTATCAGCAGGAAACTTTATTGGTGATGGTTCAGGACTAACAGGTGTTGTTGGTTCTGGTTCTGGTATTATTGTTAATGATAGTGATACACCTATTGGAACTGCAGGAACAATTAATTTTGGTACTGGTCTTAGTGTATCACCAGCATCTGCAGGTGTAGTTACTGTTACTTCTAGTGGTGGTGCTGGTGGTGGTCAACCAGAAATAACATGGACTCTTGGTAACAATGGTAGCAGTGATTATACATTTACTGGCAGTGGATTCTCTGGTGCTACAAATGATCCAACTTTATATCTTGTAAGAGGTCAAACATATAAGTTTGATAATCAGAGTACTGGACATCCATTTAGAATTCAATCTACTACTGCAACACCAGGTGGTGGAACACAGTACAATACTGGGGTAACAAATCAAGATGCTACTGGTGGTACAGCAACTAATGTATTGACATTTATTGTACCAATGGATGCTCCTGATACACTGTATTATCAGTGTACATCACATTCTACAATGTTTGGTGCTATCAATGTTATTGGTGGTCCAGTGCTGCCCTCAAGATCATCTGTCTCTGGTGCTACTGCTAGCATTGCAGATAATGTTATTGGCAACATTGATATCACTGGATTTAAATCATATAATCTATTGAAGGTTGGTCTGTCAACAGCAGGTTGGTTTAGACTATATACAGATGGCGCATCTAGAACTGCAGATGTTGGAAGGAGTGTTGGAATTGATCCAAACCCAGGAAGTGGAGTTATTGCTGAAGTTGTAACCACTGGCATTTCAACTACACAATTAGTTTCTCCCTTTGTTCCAGGTGGCAATATGGATGAACCTGCAACTACAACAATGTACGCATCAGTCAAAAACCTATCTGGTGTAACACAGTCTATATCAGTAAACTTAACACTTCTCCAACTCGAGGAATAAGGAACCATGGCAGTAACAACAGAAACGTACTCAGCAGCTGCTGGATGGAGCAGAAGTGATGTGATTACACTTCTCGAGAGCGGATTTACATTTGCGGGAATGCATGGTGGACCAATAGCAGGTATTACCAGTACTGTTAAAACCCATTTTGGTGGTGGTACAGTAGGGTCATCTAGTACTGTTTATTATGATGTTCCAGTAGCTACAACTAGTGGAATTGGAACAGGTGCAACATTTAATGTGCAAAGAAGTAGTGGAAATATTGCTGATATTAAGGTAAATAAAGTTGGTTATAATTATGCTGAGAGTGAAAATGTAACATTAGATCCACAACATATTGGTGGTACACAAAATTCAGCAACTACTGCAACTGCTATTGTTGGTGTAATGGGTCAAGGAAGTCCAGAAAGTTTTGGCACAACTAGCACTTTCTTCAGAAAGCAAATGCTTTCTTCTTATGATAGCAATAGACCTTGGGGTGCCTTAAGGCAGGTTAGAGATCAAGGTAAAATATATGGAACAACATATAGAGCATTTAAAATTCATGATGATTATAGAATGAATGTTTTGGTTGGACCATCACTTTCTGCCAATGAAGATGATCAAACTAGTGGTTATGGAATGTATGGAGATTCCTTTAGAGGAACTGAACAGTTAGATGTAACCAATTCATATGGTGACAGATTAGATACAGATGCAAATACTACCGCCCAGGTAAATAATAATGATAATTTTCAGTATGCAACTTCTTCATCACCAACAACACATGGTTTAAATTTAAATGTTTACAGATCATCAATAGATCCTAATTTTGCTGTATTTTCTTGGCAACAACCATCAATTGACGGAACTTTGACTGATTCTACATTTAGCACTTTTATAGTACACAACTTTGATAGTTCATTGTGGGATTATGATGAAGTATTTACAGCAGGTCACACTTTCATAACGCCCAGTTCGGTAGCAAATACAAGTCAAGCATCTAGTATTGGATTGAGTTTTAATACAATTTTGAGTGGAAATAAGTATCAAACTTATCAAAATATATGCACCAGAAGTGCTGAATCTGGATATATTCAGATATATAATACCTCTCATAGAGGAACACCTTACGTCAGTACCAGATATGTTAGCACTTCATCAGATAATCAAAATTCTGCACAGGGTGATGGTTATGGGTATTCTCAAAATTCACAATACAATGATACTAGAATTTTCACTAGAGTTGGTGGATTTAAGGATGGTGGTAGGATAGTCAATGATTATTCTGATCCAAATTATAATAATGGAAATCATCATCCAATCACACATCGTAAGAGTGTAATTAAGGGTATTCCTATCAATGCTGGTTTGGTTCCAAATCCATATTATATTCCAGATGACTTTTGTATAATTGATATGACACTTGACCAATCTGAGCAAAATATAAGACAGGGTGATACTATTACTGTAAGTGGTTCAGAAATTTATAAAGTCATCACCGGTGGATATAATAAGTATGAACAAACTAGTGGCATGTTCTTCTGTGCTAGGGTAGCTTAATGGCAAATTACAATCCTGGAAATACAACTGCTGTAAGCGGTTTCTCAAATACAAAACCATCTGAACAAGTGGCAACTTCTTTTTTCTATGAACAGAAGTGGCCATATGTCAATAATTATAATTTCGTAGATTCAACTGCCACAAGACCTGGATGGTTGACTGGCAGAAGACCTAATAAGGGTCAACAATACCCTCGTGGTATCTATAATAAATAAGAAAAAAGTCCCATAAAAAATGGCAGCGATAATTACTGATCAGCTTCGTATATTAAATGCTAGGAATTTTGTAGATGCCGTTCAGTCATCCAACAATTCTTTCTACGCTTGGATTGGGTTGCCTGATGCTCCCAAGTTTCAGGCAGATTGGGACGCCAATCCTCCTGCACCCAAGGATAGTTTGAATGAATCAAATTTTTATTGGGACACAATGCTTGCTCTCAAGAAAATTAATTCTGGTGATGTAAGTCAGGTTGTAAGAAAGATTAATTGGCAGTCAGGCACCACATATGATATGTGGAGAAATGATATCACCAGAAGTAATCCTTCACAACCTTCTGGTGCTTATGACATTTATGATTCTAATTATTATGTAATGAATAGTGAATATAAAGTTTATATTTGCTTATACAATAATGCCACTCCTGAGAATGGATTTAGAGGAGGTCCTTCTCTAGATCAACCAAACTTCACTGATTTGGAACCAAGAGAAGCAGGTAGTAGTGGTGATGGTTATATTTGGAAATACTTATATTCTATTAAACCTAACCAAATTATTAAATTTGATTCAACAAGCTATATTGCTGTCCCAACTGATTGGGATACAAACTCATCATATAGTGCAGTCAGAGAGAATGCAAAAACCAGTGGACAAATCAAAATTGTCACTGTAAGAAATAGAGGTGTTGGTATTGGCACTGCTAATGTCACCTATACTAGAGTTCCTATTAGGGGTGATGGTAGAGATGCAGAAGCAACTGTTGTTGTTAATAATGATGCAAAGGTAGAATCTATTACTGTTTCTAATGGTGGTAGTGGTTATTCATTTGGAACACTTGACCTTAAAGAAGGTGGTGTACCAAAAGGAACAATTGACCCAGTATTTGATATAATTATACCTCCTCCTGGTAGTCATGGAGCAGATATTTACAGAGAACTTGGTGCTTACCATGTTCTTTCATATGCTAGATTTGAAAATGATTCTCAGAATCCTGACTTTATCACTGGTAATCAGTTTGCTCAAGTAGGTATTGTTAAAAATCCTACTAACTATGATGCAACATCAATCCTCACAAAGGATAAGGCTAGTGCTCTATATGCTCTTAAGTTGGCAGGTATTGGGTATAGTGAAGCAACATTTACTGCTGACTCTGATGTAACTCAAACTGTTGGACTTGGTTCTACTGCTGTTGGTAAAGTTGTCTCATATGACCCATCCACAGGTGTCCTGAAGTATTGGCAAGATAGAAGAACTGCTGGTTTCAATAGTGATGGATCTAAAAACTCTGATCCAATTTATGGTTTCAGTATGTTGAAGTTTACTAATACACCTGCACTTGGAGGTAATATTAATATTATCCCAACATCTGGAAATACCTTACAGATTGATAGGGCATTTACGGGTGTATCGACAGTAATAAATAATAGGACATACTACTTGGGTCAGGAATTTAATAAAGGTGTATCTAATCCAGAAGCAGAAAAGTATTCTGGAGACATCATTTATGTTGATAACAGACCCTCAGTCACCAGATCCTCTTTTCAAAAAGAAGATATTAAAGTCATCTTGCAATTCTAAGAATAATGCCACAGGAAACTAACCTTAATGTTGCTCCTTATTTTGACGACTTTGATTCGCAACAAAATTATTACAAAGTCCTTTATAAGCCAGGTTTCCCTGTTCAGGCAAGAGAACTTACAGGGATGCAGTCTATTCTGCAGAATCAGGTTGAGGAGATGGGAAACCACTTCTTTAAAGAGGGTGCAAAGGTTATCCCTGGTGACCTGACATATGTTCAGAACTTTTATTGTATTCAAATTCAGTCTGAGTTCTTAGGAGTACCTGTTGGAATCTATCTTGACCAAATTGTTGGTGCTACCATCACTGGTCAAACTTCTGGCGTCACAGCAAAGGTAGTAAAGGTTCTTTCAAATGATGATTCTGAGAGAGGAGTATATACACTCTATATCAACTATGAGAACACTGGTTCATCATCAGAAGAAATTAGTGAATTCTTAAGTAATGAGATTCTGATAAGCAATAAAAATATTACATATGCTACAACCTTCATCTCTGCTGGTGAGGGTTTCTGTACCACTATTACTCAGAATGCATCTGCAGTTGGTTCAGCAATGTTTATTGCTGATGGTGTGTATTTCCTTAGAGGATACATGGTCAATGTGCCTGCACAAACTCTAATTCTTGATCAGTACAACAATACCCCATCATATAGAATTGGTCTGGATGTTGTAGAAGAGATTGTATCTTCAGATATTGATCAGTCACTTAATGATAATGCTCAAGGTTTCAATAACTTTACTGCTCCTGGTGCTGATAGACTCAGAATTACTGCTACTCTATCAAAGAAGGGACTGAATTCTTTCAATGAGAGTAATTTTGTCCAACTGTCAACTATTGAGAATGGTAATCTTAGAACTATTATTACAGGTACTGAATATAACTTCCTTGGTGATGAATTAGCTTCTAGAACTTTTGATGAGTCAGGACATTATTATATCAAAGAATATGTAGCAACTGTTAAAGAAAGTTTAAACAACAATCAAGGAAATAGAGGTTTATTTCTGAAGAATCAAGTTACCACTCAAGGTAACGTACCAGCACCAGATCTTGGTGTTTATAAAGTATCACCAGGAAAAGCATATGTTAAAGGTTATGAAGTAGAGAATATTTCCCCATCACTTATTGATTTCCAAAAACCAAGAACCACAAAGGTCCTTAAAGATCAGGGAATTAACTTTGGTTTTGGACCAACTCTTGCTGTCAATAGAGTATTTGGTTCTCCAACTATTGGAATTAATACATCAAACTCTGTGTCCCTAAGAGATACAAGAATGTCTGCTACTCAGGATCAGGCAAGTGGAGAAGAGATTGGTGTTGCTAGAATTTATGATTTTGCACTTGAAGGTGGTTCATATGATGCTCTTGTCCCTGACTTAAACAAGTGGGACTTGTCATTGTATGATGTCCAAACATTTACTAATATTACTGTTAATGAACCAGTAACACTTTCAAATTCAGTTTATATTAAAGGTGAGTCCAGTGGTGCAACTGGTTTCCTAAGATCAAATGTAAGTGCAGGAACTGCTATTACTGCTTACCAAGTTAATGGAGACTTCTTCAAAGGTGAGAGACTGCTGTTCAATGGTCTGGTTGATGATGCCAGATATGTAACAAATTCTATTAATTATTCTCTGAGTGATGTAAGATCCATCTATTCAAAAGTTGGTGTTACAACATTTACTGCTGATACTGTTCAGGTTGGTGGTTTTAATTTTGGAAATGCATCAGTAACTGGTCAAAATGCTTCCAATCAATCATTCATTACAGTATCTGCTGATCCCAATTTCTCCTTTGTTGGTCTGGTAACTACTAATAATCTTATTCAGTATTCTAGACCTGACTTTGACATTGTTTCATATGCAAAGGTAGTTGGTGTATCAAGAACAAACTTCACTATTGAGGCAGTAACATCTACTGCTAATGTCAATAGTGGTGCTCTTCCCACATCAACTGAGCAAGTTGGTAGTGTACAAATCATTGGTGCATCTGGCGTTGGTAATGCTGGATCAGGTAACATCACTGACAATGAGTCAATTTATAGTGCATTTCCTAAAAAGAATATTAACTCTGTAAATCTTCTTGGTTCAAACCTTGTTATCAGAAGACAGTATAGTGTAAGTATTACTAATGGTGCTACAACACCCATTGACTGTGAAGCAAAAGAAATTTTCCTGGCATTTGATGAAGAAAGATATACTCTGATTAGATCTGATGGTAGCACAGAAGTGCTCACACCTGATAAATTTGTTTATCTGAATGGATCTACTACACTGCAGATTAGAGGACTTGGTTCCAATGCAGTCAACTGCAAATTAATCACCACTATTCGTAAATCTGAGATTAAGTCAAAAGTAAAACTGAAGGCAACTGCAAAGAGTATTGTTGTTGATAAGTCAAATTCAGTTGGTTCTGGTATTGGCACTACAACTTTAAATGATGGTTTGGTCTATGGTGACTACCCCTTTGGAACTAGAGTACAGGATGAGATTATCTCACTGAATACTCCTGATGTTGTTACTATTTTGGGTGTATATGAATCACAAAATACAGATAATGCTGACTCACCACATATGACCACATCCCAGATGGATGGTATTACTAATACAACTAATGACTTAATTATTGGTGAGATTGTCATTGGTAGTCAAAGTGGTGCAAAAGCAATGTTTGTTGGTAAGAAGACTGATACCAGTATCTTCTTTGTTTACCTGAATAAGACTACATTCAAAAATACAGAAGTTGTAAACTTTGAAAGTTCTAGTGTTAATGCAATTGCTGGTGCTGTAAGTCTTGGTTCAAAGAATATCACAAAAGATTTTAGATTTAATAATGGTCAGAAAGGTGGTTTCTATGACTATGCAAGAATTGTTAGAAAGGGTACAGCAGGAAAACCTGCTAGAAAACTGAAGATCTTCTTCACCTCAGCATACTATGAGAATTCTGATCAGGGTGATATCACCACTGCTAATTCATATACCAACTTTAATTATACAACTGAGATTGGAAGTGTTAATGGTAGGAGAAATACAGACATTATTGATGCAAGACCTAGAGTAAATGATTATTCTGTTGCACAAGGTTCTAGATCGCCATTAGAATTCTATGGTAGAGATTTCCTTGATGCTAATGGTGGCACAAGTCAGAGTTCCAAGCACATTATTGCTTCTGATGAGTCAATGACTCTTGGATATGATTATTTCTTACCTAGGGCAGACAGATTATATCTTACAAAAGACAGTGGTATTCAATTAGTATCTGGAACACCAGATGATCAACCAAGACTTCCTGATGGAATCAATGGTGCTTTAAATATTGCCAACATCTTCCTTCCTGCATACCTTTACAAAACATCTGATGCAAAGATCAACTTTGTAGAGCACAAACGATTCCAGATGAGTGATATATCAAAACTGGAACAGAGAATCAAGAACCTTGAATACTATACTTCATTAAGTGCTCTTGAAAACAATACTCTCAATTCCTTTGTAGAAGATGCTAATGGTTTGAACAGATTCAAGTCTGGTGTTTTTGTTGACAACTTCTCATCTCTTGAACCACAAGACACATCTATTGGTGTAAGAAATGCTATTGATACTAGAAATGGTGTTCTAAGACCTTCTCACTACACTACATCTGTTAATCTTCAACTTGGTACAACTGCTGTCACTGGCATTGGTACTGTTTCTGATGCAAACCAAGATTCTGATTTTGCAGAGGTTGTTGGTATTAATGTCAGGAAGACTGGTAGAGTTCTAACTCTAAATTATCAAGATGAAGCTTGGTTGAAACAACCATATGCAACTAGAATTGAAAGTGTTACTCCTTTCTTGATCCAGTTCTGGCAGGGTGAAGTTGAAATGACACCTGATGTTGATGTCTGGATTGATGTCAATAGAGTTGAAGTTAATAATGTGATGATGGAAGGTTCCTTCCAAGGCATCTCTGAGGCACTTGGAGCAGAGGTATCTACCACAGAGGATGGTGTAAGACTTGGTGTAAGTCCTGTCATCTGGAACTCTTGGGAGACTGTTGGAGTCAATGTGGACATGTCAATGTCCAACCAGCAGCAGTTCATTCAAGGTGGTTCTGATGTCATCTCTAATGGTCTGCTTGATAACCTCTTCCAGGGTGCTGAGGTAGGCATCAATCAGATTGTTGATGCTAGTGATACAGTAGTCAATAACATCAATGCTACTGGTGGTGTCACACTTGATCAGCAGAGAACAGGTTCACAATTCACTGTAAATGAAGTAATCAATACTGAGTCACTTGGTGACAGAATTGTAAGAAGAGACTTAATCCACTTCATGAGATCAAGAAACATCTCATTCAAAGGAACAAGACTCAAGCCATTCACAAGAGTTTATTCATTCTTTGATGATGTAGATGTAACTGCTTTCTCAGTACCAAAACTTATTGAGATTGAGATGGTTCATGGAACCTTTGTTCCAGGAGAAAATTGTTCAGGTGTAGTTGATGATGGTGGTTCTGCAATTATCAGTTCTGCCTCAGTTCCGTCAATCAACTTTAGAATTGCAAATGCTAACCATAAGTATGGTCCATATAACAATCCAACAGATGTTTATGATAGCAATCCATACAACAGAAATAACACTATTGCATCTGTTTATTCAGAATCATCATCTATATTAAACATTGATACATTTAGTTTAGCATCACAAGACTTCCCACAATATGATGGATTTATTGGAAATGGGATGGTGTTGACTGGAAGTATTTCTGGGGCACAAGCAAAGATCAAATCTGTAAGACTTAAGTCTGATAGAGTTGGTACAGTTCTTGGATCATTTAAAGTGCCAGATGGTGGCAATCCTGCTAACCCTGTATTTGAGACTGGTAGATCTAGGTTTAGATTGACTAGCAGTCCAATCAACAACTTGACGTCAGGTGCCACAACAACTGCTGCAGAAGCAACATTCTACTCACAAGGTGATGTTGATACAACTCAACAAACAACATTATCTGTCAGAAATGCAACTGTAGAACAAACTGATATCAGTCAGGTTAGAGCACTTTCTGATGTTGCAATTTCTAATAATATTGCAGTTGAAAGTGGATTTGATGTTGTAACCAATATTGATCAGGATGTTACTAATATCACCAATGAGTTCATTACAAATGAAATCACTGAGATTACTAATATCACTGAAGTAACAAATGTCACTAATGAGATTACTAATGTAACAAATGTCTTTAATACTACTAATGTTACACAGGTAGTTAGACCTCCTAGACCTCCTGCACCACCTGATCCTGACCCTCTTGCTCAGACATTCTTTGTTGATGATCAGAGTGGTATATTTGTCACTAAGGTTGACCTCTTCTTCCAAGCAAAAGATTCTAATATTCCTTTCCTGTTTGAAATTAGAGAAGTTAGTCTTGGCACACCAACAACCACTGCTCTACCTTTCTCCAAGGTTAGTGTAGATCCAGATCAAATTAGTCTGAGTGATGATGGAACAGTTGCAACAACTGTTACACTCCAATCTCCTGTTTATCTGAATGGTTTGACTGAGTATGCTTTGGTTCTTCTTTCACACTCTACTGAGTATAAGGTATGGACAAGTAGATTTGGTGAGGCAGATGTTAGATCTTCTTCAAGAGAATCAGGTCAAATTCTTGTCACAGAACAACCACTGCTTGGTTCACTGTTTAAGTCACAGAATGCCTCAGTATGGACACCTTCACAGTATGAAGACCTTAAATTCAACATGTATGTTGCTAGTTTTGCTTCTTCTGGTAATTGCACATTCTACAATCCAAACCTTCCTGAGGATGTTGCTAAGATTGAACCTACTGGCGTCACAATGCTGCCAAGGCAAGCAAGAATTGGTATTGGAACCACTGTAAATGATCCTGATATTCAACTAGGCAACAGAATCACACAGAGAAATAATGATGTAAGTGGTGTTCTGGTTGGTTATGCTGGTTCAGCAACTGCTCAAATGACTATCACTAATGCTGGTGTTGGTTATACTCCATCTGCTGCTGGTCAACACTTCTCATATGCTGGTGTTGCTCTTACATCTGTCACAGGATTTGGTCTTAATGCAACAGCAGACATTACAGTTGTAGATGGTGTTGCAATTGGTGCCACTATTAATGTTGGTGGAGTTGGATATGCACTTGGTGATGTTCTTACACCAATCAGTGTTGGTACTCTTGAACTTGGTTCAGGTATGCAACTGTCAGTATCTACTATTCTTGGTCAGAATACACTGATTGTAGATAATGTCCAAGGCAACTATCTACCAAGTTCTAGTAATAGAATGGAGTTCATCAATGGTGCTGGTATCACTACTGAACTCAACTATGATGCTGGTGGTGATGTCATTGCACTGAACCCAATCAATGTCACAAGTCAAGGTGACTACATGAAGATCTTCCAGAGAAACCATGGTCTATACTCCAATGTAGATAGAGTACAAATCAAGGGTGTATCTAGTGATGTTATTCCTTCCACTCTTGCAACCCCATATGACTTTGATGCTACAACATTCCTTACTCTTGAAGGAACAGGTGAGTATGCACAGTTTGAGGGTGTTGGTGTTGCTGGTACTAACCCAGGTTACATCAGAATTAATGAAGAAATCATTAGTTACACTGGTGTCAATGGTAGAACACTGACTGGCATTACAAGAGGTATTGATAACACTATTGTTGCATCTCACTCTAAGGGAGAGACTGCTGAGAAATATGAACTTAATGGTGTATCATTGAGAAGAATTAATAGACCACATCTTCTTTCTAATGTTACTGCAAATGAGTTAAGTGAAGCACCAATTGGTGTTGATTACTACTATCTAAATGTAAGAATGAATGCTCAGGGAGCAAACAGAGCACCTGGCAATGTTGCAGGATTTGCACCACTGTATTTCAATGAGAGAGCAGTTGGTGGTGGTCCAAATGCACAAGCAAATTACAACTTACCATTCTCACTTTGTAATCCCAAGATTACAAATGTCACTCCATTTGGAACAAATATTATTCCACAGGTCAGAACAATTTCTGCATCTAGTGTGTCTGGTAATCAAGAGTCTTACAATGATGAAGGATTCCAACAGGTCACTCTGTTTGATAAGAACTACTTTAGTTCTTTGAGACAAGTTGCCTCACCACAAAATGAATCACAAATTCTTGCATCTCAGACATTCCCTGGCAATAAGTCCTTCTCTATGAATATGGACTTAACCACTCAAAATAGAAGACTAAGTCCTGTCATTGACCTTGATAGTTGCAGTGTTGTATTCACCTCCAATAGAATTAATGCTCCTATTACTGATTATGCCAATGATTTTAGAGTTAATGGTCTTGAGGATGACCCAAATAGATTTGTATATGTGTCTAAGAATGTAGTTCTTGAAAATCCTGCAACTTCACTGCAAGTTGTACTTGATGCATATGTATCAACCTATGGTGATGTCAGAGTATTTTATGCTTTGAATCAAGACACTAAACCAAATGAGACAATCTTTATTCCTTTCCCAGGACACAGAAATATTGCTCCAAATGGTTCTATCATTGACCTCTCTTCTAACAATGGCACATCAGATGTGAAGGTTCCTAAGATTGACTCTTATCAACCTGAACCATCTGTTAACTTGTTTAAAGAGTACAAGTTTACTATTGATGAACTTGTTCCATTCAAGTCATTTAGAATTAAGATTATTGGTACATCAACTGACCAATCAAATCCTGTTCTCCTTAGAAACCTTAGAGGTATTGCATTAGCCTAATGAGCAACTATATTCCTGTTGAGGGTAGAGATGGTTTTTATAGAGACACCAAAACTGGTGCCATTGTTAATAGAAACCATCTTGAATACCAATCTTACATTAAACAGAGACAAAAATTGACCTCTGACAAAGAGAGAATTAGTAATCTTGAGAATGATGTGAGTGATATAAAATCTATGTTAAATAACATCGTTGATTTATTACAAGACCATAAATAGTCGTATTAGTAGTATCCTATAAATGGCTAAGCCCACTTCAAGACAAGGATTAATAGATTATTGCCTTAGGCAACTAGGAGCTCCTGTCTTGGAGGTTAATGTTGCTCAGGAACAGATTGAAGACCTTGTAGATGATGCAATCCAATACTTTAATGAGAGACACTTTAATGGTGTAACTCAGTTATATTTGAAGTACAAGATTACTGATGAAGATGTTGCTAGAGGAGAAGCAGGACCACCTGGTGCTAGAGGTAAGGGCCAAGCAGGTATTACCACAACATCAGTTACTAAAACTATTGTTGGCACTGCCACAACATTTAACTACTATGAGAATAGTAACTATATTCAACTACCAGAAAGTGTAGTTGGTGTAAACAAAGTATTTCAATACAGTGACTTAGTTGGCACTGGTATGTTCTCTATGAAGTACCAGTTGATGCTTAATGATGTCATGGGTCTCAATGGTATGATGGCAGGAGGTGGATATGACCTCACTTCATACTCAATGACTATGAGTTATCTTGAGACAATGAACTTCTTGCTCAATACCCATAAGCAGATTAGGTTTAATCAGAGAGCAAACAGGATGTACCTGGATATTGATTGGGGTAATTTGAAGGCAGGTAGATTTATAATTATTGACTGTTGGGGTGCTATGGATCCAGCAACATATGATGGTGTCTGGAATGATGTATTCCTGAAAAAATATTTGACTGCTCTGATTAAAAAACAGTGGGGTCAAAATCTGATTAAGTTCCAAGGTGTCAAACTACCAGGTGGAATTGAATTCAATGGTAGACAAATTTATGATGATGCTATGGCAGACTTGGATAAAATCCAAGATCAGATGTTAAGCACTTATGAACTACCACCTCTGGACCTTATAGGGTGATTCCTCATGCTGAATCCATTTTTCCTTAACGGTTCACAATCAGAACAAAGTTTAGTACAATCTCTTGTCAATGAACAACTGAGAATGTATGGTATTGAGGTGTACTATCTTCCTAGAAGATACCTCAAAACTAATAGCGTAATTAGAGAAGTAATCCAGTCTGAATTTAAAGATGCTTATCCAATTGAAGCATATTTGGATAACTATGAGGGATTTACTGGACAAGGATCTATACTGTCAAAATTTGGTATTGAGAATAGAGATGACTTACAACTAATCATCTCAAAAGAAAGATTTGAAGATTATATCAGTCCATTACTTGCAAATATCCCTAATAGTAAATTAAGCACTAGACCCAAGGAAGGAGACCTTATCTATTTCCCATTGGGTGATAGATTATTTGAGATTAAGTTTGTAGAACATGAGCAACCTTTCTATCAACTAAAGAAGACCTATGTCTATGAGTTAAGATGCGAACTCTTCAGATATGAGGATGAAGTTCTTGATACTAATGTTGAGGACATTGATGATGAGATTGCACAGATTGGTTATATGCAGACTTTGAGTCTGATTGGTGCTGGCACAACAGCAACAGCAGAAGCAACTGTATGTGCTAATGGTGCTGTCAGTCAGATTTATATTGGTAATATGGGTAGGAACTACTCATCTACTCCTACTGTTGGTTTCTCATCTGCTCCTACTGGAGGAGTTACTGCTGAAGGTGTAGCAGCAGTATCTTATGAATATCCTGGATGTAAAGGTCAATCTGGAGTTGTCACTTCAATCTATATTACCAATGCTGGATGTGGTTATATCACACCTCCTTGGATTACATTATCAGGTGGAGGTGGTTCAGGATTTGCTGCTACAACAGGCATCAGCACTGATGGTTCTATTATGCACATCACTGTCACTGATGGTGGTTCAGGTTATGTGATGGCACCTGCTGTATCTATTGGTCAATCTGCTGGTGTCTTCCCCACATTTGACAATACAACATACTCATTTGATACTAATCAATATACTTGGGATAGTGAGTATCCATCAGCAAGTAGAGATGCTGTGGCAATCTCCACAATCAGCACTTCTGGTATTGTCACTGATGTATATGTCATTGATGGTGGTGAAGGATATGGAGCTGCACCTAAGGTATTCATTACACCTCCTATGTCATTCTCAGAAGCAAATATTGGAGAAGGCACATTTAAATTTAATGAGATTGTGACTGGACAAACATCTAACACCACTGCAAGAGTTAAAGAGTGGAATGCTGTTATAAATATTATGGAAGTGTCTATTGTTGATGGATATTTTGTAAGAGGTGAGGTACTTGTTGGTTCAGAATCAGGTGCAAGATATGTTATTGGAAGTACAGTGACAGATGATTTAGTCACTCCTTATGCACAAAATGATGTTATTGAGTCTGAGGCAGACAAGATTGTTGATTTCTCATCAGCAAACCCCTTTGGTATGCCCTAAATAAAGGTATATAAGTTTAAGATAATGTTTGAGTATTTTTACAACGAGATCTTCAGATCTGTAATTATTGGATTTGGTTCTTTGTTTAATGGGATTCAAGTCAAACACAAGGATGAGAATGATGACACTTTTAGTATCATCAAAGTTCCTCTTGCCTATGGACCTACACAAAAGTTCCTAGCAAGAATGGATCAGAATCCTGATCTGAATCATCCAGTTCAGATGACACTACCAAGGTTGTCATTTGAGTTTACAAACTTGCAGTATGATCCCAGTAGAAAGTCTACTCAGACACAACAACTTGTATTGACTAATGAAGATGGAACAGAGACTAAGAAGTCTTATCTTCCAGTTCCTTACAATATGACAATCACTCTTACAGCATATACTAAACTGAATGATGATATGCTCCAAATTGTTGAGCAGATTGTGCCTTACTTTCAACCATCATATACCATCCCTATTAAGTTCCTTGGTAATTTGAAGGAAAGTACAAATGTCCCTATTGTGCTTGATGATATTGACATGACTGATGAGTATGAGGGAAACTTTGATACTAGAAGAGCACTTCTTTATACATTTACATTTACTGCTAAGACATACGTATTTGGTCCTCTTGCAGATGTATCCAAGGATATCATCAAGAAAACTACTATTGGTTATATTGCTGGTTCCAAGTCTGGCAAGTATGAAAGAGATGTTACCTATCAGGTCACACCTAGAGCACTCAAAGATTATGATGGCGTAGTTGCAACTCTGCTAGCAGAGAATGTTGATATGGTTGAGAATGTCATCAATGTAGATGATGGCACTAAGGTTAAGAAGAACACATACATCTATGTTGGTCAAGAGGAGATGTATGTAGAAGATGTAATTGATAATAAACTTGTAGTAAGAAGAGCACAGGACAAGACACCAATTCAGAACCATGTTCTGGGGTCTAAGGTCTACAACATCAATCAGGAAGATAATGTCAAGATTGAGGTTGGAGATGACTTTGGATTTGATGGTAATGTTTTCTGAGGTAACTTATGGATAAGTATGAAAAGTTAAATGACACTTTTGATGTGGAACCTATCTCTTCAGATATTGAAAAGGTGGAAGTCAAAAAAGAGATAGACAGATATAAGTCATCTGCTGAAGATATCAAAAAAGACTATGAATATACAAGAGGAAACTTGTACTCAATTATTGAAAAAGGACAAGAGGCAATCAATGGCATTCTTGAGATTGCTCAAGAAAGTGAGATGCCAAGAGCATATGAGGTTGCAGGTCAGTTAATTAAAAATGTATCTGATGCCACTGACAAGTTGCTTGACCTTCAGAAAAAATTGAAGGATGTAAATGAGGAAGATAATAAAGGACCAACTTCAGTTACCAATAATGCATTATTTGTAGGTTCTACTGCTGACTTACAGAAGATGTTGAAAAAGGTTAATCAAGACATAAATACTTAGAAAGCATTGAAATGGCTGTACCAGCAATCAATATCTCAATAGATAAAAGCACTTCTTTTTCACAAGATTTTATTGTGAAGAATAGTGACCAAACATCTATGAATTTAACTGGATATACTGCTACTTCAAAGATTAGGAAGTATCCAGAAGACTCAACTTCTAATAATTTTACCTGTGGCATAACATCATCCACTGGTACTATAAAAGTTTCAATGGGTGCTTCTACTACTGCATTGCTAGCAAGTGGTAGAAACTATTATGATATTATAATTACATCAGGAGTAGGAACTGTCACAAAAGTGTATGAAGGCACTGCAATGGTAACTGCTACTGTATCTGCATAATGGATAATCTTGGAGATTTCTTTTCTTCTATAGGAGAAGAGAAAAAGAAGAAGAAAGAAAAGACCAAGGAATTAATTGGGGATGTATCCCTAGACGACCTTTTTAGCAATCTCAAAGAAGAAAAAAGTAAACTTCAAAAAAAAGTTGCAAAAAAAGCAAAAGAAAAAGAAGAATTATTAAAACAAGCACAGATATTTGAATCATTTTTATTTAATGAGACACCAAAGGTAAAAAAAGATACTCAAAAAGAAGTAAAAATTCTTGAGAAAGGTCTTTTAAACTTAAAAAATACATCTTATAAGTCTATCGATAGACTTATGAAAAGTATTTCTAAAAAATATGATATTACCCCACTTGAATTGCACAATCAATTCAAAGAAAAGCATGGGTCAATTCCTGACGATTGGATAAAACACCAAAAAGAAGAAGTAGATACTAGTGATTGGAGAGATGAATATGTACCAAATGATGTAGAATCTGTAGATATTATTACACCAGAACCATTAGAAGCATCAGAAGGTATTGGTAGTAAATTAGTATCTAAAGAAGAAACTACTATTGACAAGTCTCTTCAAATTCTAGATCAACTTGTCACTGAAGAAGAAAAAATAAATGAATCTGAAACTGAAATTGCTCGTCTCAAACGTGAGATGGACCAACTTCGTAAGATGGTCAATGAATCCACTAGGATTGCTAGCTCTCAAGGTGGTGGGGGAGAAGTTCGCTTAGAATTTTTAGATGATGTTGACAGAGATTCTGCAAAGGTAGATGGTCAAGCTCTTGTATGGGATTCTAGTGCTAGCACTCTTGGAAAATTTGTTGGTTCTGATTATATTGCATTTTCTGGATATGCTCACACTGCTGGCATATCAACAATATCACAAGGATTGATTGGAACACCAGATATTGACGTTGACGTTATAACTGCAAACTCAGCAATTTTTTCTGGGAATGTTTCTGTTGCTGGCACTCTTACCTATGAAGATGTCACTAACATTGATTCAATTGGATTAATTACAGCTAGAAGTGGAATCAAAGTTGGAAGTGGTATCACATTTGAACCAAATGGCCAAGCAACTTTTGCAGGAATAATTACTGCATCACAATTCTCAGGTTATAATCATCTAGTTGCTCCATATGGTCCTACAACAACCATCAATGTTCAAGTAGCGACAAAGACATCTGCCCACAGATACTTTGGTACTGGAAGTGGTCAGGGGTATGTTTTAGATGGTATAGAATCTCCATTTCTTACACTTACACCAGGAAGAACATATCGTTTTTCTGGATCAGTTGGTGGTAGTCATCCATTCAGATTTTATCTTGATGCTGCAAAATCAACCCAATACAATACAGGTGTTACTGTAGGATCTGGTTATGTTGAACTAGAAGTAACAGACACTACACCAACAGTTTTACATTATCAGTGTGCTGCTCATGGTTACATGGGCAATTCTGTACAGGTTAATTCAAGTAATTCAATTTTACTGAATAGTCAGAATGCATCCCATTACTTAGATTATAATAATTTTACCAATACACCAACAATACCAACTAACAATAACCAACTTACAAATGGTGCTGGTTACATTACCAGTGCAGATGGTGGTAATGCTGATCAATTAGATGGCCAAGAGGGAACATACTACCTAAACTACAACAATTTTACAAATAAACCCACAATACCAACCAACAATAATGAGTTGACTAATGGTGCTGGATTTATTACCACATCATTTACTAACACCAATCAATTAACAAATGGTGCTGGATTTATCACTGGAGTATCCACATTCTCTGGAAATTATAATAATCTGACAAATAAACCCACAATACCAACCAACAATAATGAGTTGACTAATGGTGCTGGATTTATTACAAATAATGTAAGTGGAACTCTTACTGCAACAGCATTTAGTGGTGATGGTTCTGGTCTTACAAATGTAGGTATGGACACATCAAATGTGTCTGCTAATACTTTAGTTGTGTCAGGTGTATCGACACTTGGTGTTGTAACTGGTGCTACTTACTATGGTGATGGTTCAAATTTAATTGGTGTTGCTAATACGGCAAACGTTACATCAAATACTTTGGTTGTAGTAGGTGTTGCAACCTTCTTTGGTAATGTTACAATTGGTGGCACTCTAACTTATGAGGATGTAACTGATATTGATTCTGTTGGTATCATAACAGCAAATAATGGTGTCAATATTGCTGGTGGTGGGCTTCAGGTTGTTGGTATTACCACAATTAATAGTGACTTGAGAGGTAGTGGTACTGTTAATATTTTAGGTATTAATTCTGTTACTGCCACATCGTTCCATGGAGATGGTTCTGGTTTAACAAACGTAGGTATGGACACATCAAATGTGTCTGCTAATACTTTAGTTGTGTCTGGAGTATCAACAGTAGGTGTTGTTACCGGAGCAACATCTATTCAGGCAACAACATACTATGGTGATGGAAGTAATCTCACTGGTATTAATGCCGGTGCAGGTGGTACTGCAAATGTATCCTCAAGAACAATCCAATCGGGCATCATTACTGCAGTAGACCAATTTTACCCTCCAGCACTTACCTCAGTAGAAAGAGATGGGTTATCCTTTAATGTTGGAGCATTTATTTTCAATGAGACAGAAAACAAACTCCAGATGTATCTTGGGGGGCGATGGAGAAATCTTGCCTTTGAACTTGATTCATATACTTTAGTTGGATTGTGATAAATAATAAAACAGAACTCTTTCTATTGATATGCAGGAAGGTAATCTTCATAAGTGGTTCAAAGGATCCAAGTCAAAAGACGGTAAGTCTGGTTGGGTCAATGTAGTCACTGGCGGAACTTGTGCTAGTGATAAACCAGGTGAAGGGACACCCAAGTGTGTATCTTCTTCAAAAAGGGCTAGTATGACCCCCGAGGAAAGAAAGTCTGCCCAAAGTAGAAAGAAGAAAGCAGACCCAAACCAGCAATCAAAGTCTGGTGCTGCAAAACCGACTTATGTTTCCACAGATCCTAACAAGAAAATGAAAGAATCTACCGACAATCTATCAGAAAGAGTTGGTGGTGCTGGAACTCTTGTCAGACAAGGTGTAAAATTTGCCGGCAAGAAAGGTGGTCGTGCAGTTCAAAAAGGAACCACTGCCACAACAGCTAAAGGAAAACAGATGGCTACTTCTGCAAAACAGGGTAACCAAAGTAAACTAGTTGGTGATGGAAAGAGTGAGAAGAGAGGAGCAGCAATTGGTGGAACTCTTGGTGCCATTGGTGGAGCATTGATTCCTGATGGTCCTGCAATGGTTGCCGGTGAGATTGGTGGTGGTATTATTGGTTCCAAGATTGGTGGTATCGTTGGTAGACAGTTTGATAAAAGATCACAAGCCAAGGCACAGAATGAAGAAACCGATAAGAAAGGTTCAGGTTCTGGTAAGAAAGATGCATGTTACAAAAAAGTAAAAGCATCTGCTTCTGTATGGCCTTCGGCATATGCTTCTGGTCGTTTAGTTCAGTGTCGCAAGAAAGGTGCTGCCAACTACGGCAAATCTAAAAAAAATGAAGAGTATATGGCTCTTCCTGAGATGTCTGATATTCAGATTAATGCCATGAGAAGAGCTGGTATTGAAGTTGAGGTTATTAATGAATTTTTAGGAACTGCAATTGCGGGAACAGTTGGTGCCGCAAAGGCCAAAGAAGGAAGTAGAGTAAAGAAAGCAGTTGGATCTGGTGCAGGATATGCAATTGGAGCAAAAACTGGCGAAACTGTTGGAAAACATGCAGGAGGAGCAATCGGTTCTGCAGTTGGAAGTGCAGCAGTACCTGTTGTTGGTGGTGCAGTTGGAAAAGTAGCTGGTAAGGCAATTGGAAAAGTGGTAGGTGGTATTGCTGGTGGTGGAGTTGGTGCGAAAGTTGGTAATAAGGTAGTGGGTGAAGAAGTTATTGATGAGAAGTGTTGGGACGGATATACTCAAAAGGGTATGAAGAAGAAGGGTAAGAAAGTAGTTCCTAATTGTGTTCCGGTTGGCGAAGAACTTGGTGGTGGAGTTGGGGGTGGTCTTACTGGGGCGGCATTGAACGTTGGTCTAAAAGGTGCAAATCTTCTTAGTAAAGGTATTCAGAGTATCATTAAAAACCCAATTAAGACTGGTACTGGTGCTGCAGCACGACAGTTTGCAGGTACTTCCGGTAGCGATACCAATAGAAGTAAAATTAATGTTAAGGAAGAAACTATTGAAGAGGCGACTAGAGTTCCTGCACAGAATGGTAATGTTTATTTGGTAGGGTTTACTTGGAGAGGTAAATACGTAATGATGAAACTTTTCTTCCCTGATGTTAAGAGACCATCTAGAAAAGAAGTACAGTCAGTACTTGAGAAGATTTATCCTGGTTGTTATCTTCAAAGATTTGATCTTGCACCGTATAACCCTGGCGAACCAATGCTGAATGTTGGTGTTAATGAAGAATCTAGTAAGAGTTGTTCTAAAGGTGAGTACTATTGCAATGACTCTAAAAAATGTAAGCCAGTACCTAAAGGTCATCATGTAATGCGAAATGGCGATTTAATGAAAGATGAAGATCATGATGAAGGTGGTGATATGAGTGAAGGAGCCGCATGGCAGAGAAAAGAAGGTAAAAATAAGACTGGTGGTCTGAATGAAAAAGGTAGAAAGTCCTATGAAAGAGAGAATCCTGGCTCTGATCTTAAAGCACCTCAACCTGAAGGGGGCCCTAGGAAAAGATCTTTCTGTGCTAGAATGGGAGGAGTCAAAGGACCAATGAAAAAACCAAATGGAGAACCTACCCGTAAGGCTCTTGCTCTTAGAAAGTGGAAATGTTGATTAGGTAATTTATGAGTAATGATGTTTATTTGGGTAATCCCCTTCTCAAGAAGGCGAATACTTCAATTGAGTTTACGCAAGAGAATATTGAAGAATATATTAAGTGCAAGCAGGACCCGGTATACTTTGCAAATAATTATGTAAAGATTGTGACCTTGGACCATGGTCTTCAACCGTTTAAGACCTACGATTTTCAAGATAAGTTAATCAATAATTTCCACGAGAACAGATTTAATATCTGTAAGATGCCTAGACAGACTGGTAAGTCTACAACCTGTGTATCGTATCTACTTCACTATGCTATCTTTAATGATAGTGTAAACATTGGTATTCTCGCAAACAAAGCAACAACTGCAAGAGAACTATTAGCAAGACTGGCTACTGCATATGAGAACTTACCTAAATGGATGCAGCAAGGTATTCTGGTCTGGAATAAAGGAAACATAGAACTGGAAAACGGATCAAAAATACTTGCAGCATCAACTTCCGCTTCAGCTGTCCGAGGAATGTCTTTTAACATTCTTTTTCTGGATGAGTTTGCCTTTGTTCCTAATCATGTTGCTGACGCGTTCTTTGCATCGGTTTATCCTACTATCACTTCTGGACAATCAACGAAAGTAATTATTGTTTCTACGCCTCACGGCATGAACCACTTCTACAGACTGTGGCATGATGCAGAAAAACAAAAAAATGAATATATTCCAACCGATGTTCATTGGTCAGAAGTTCCTGGTAGAGATGAGGTCTGGAAAGAACAGACAATTAAAAACACTTCCGAACAACAGTTCAAGATTGAGTTTGAGTGCGAATTTCTTGGGTCTGTTGACACATTGATTGCACCAAGTAAACTGAAAAATTTAGTATACGATAATCCAATTCAAACAAGTGCGGGACTGGATGTTCATGCTGTACCAATTCCTGACAATGATTATATTATGACTGTTGACGTTGCACGAGGGGTGGGGAATGACTACTCTGCCTTTATTATTACCGATATTACTACATTTCCACATAGAGTTGTAGCAAAGTATAGGAACAATGAGATCAAACCAATGTTGTTTCCTAACATTATTTTTCAGTTAGCAAAGAAATATAACAATGCATTTGTTCTCTGTGAGGTCAATGATATTGGAGACCAGGTTGCGAGTATTCTTCAATATGATTTGGAGTATCAGAATGTTCTGATGTGTGCAATGCGTGGTAGAGCAGGACAGGTTGTAGGTCAGGGTTTCTCTGGTAATAAAACACAACTTGGTGTCAAGATGTCTAAGACAGTCAAGAAGATTGGGTCACTTAATCTCAAGACAATGATTGAAGAAGATAAACTTATATTCAATGATTACGAGATTATTTCAGAATTGACTACGTTCATTTCAAAGAGTAATTCATTTGAAGCAGAAGAAGGATGTAATGATGACCTTGCAATGTGTCTGGTGATCTATGCGTGGTTGGTTGCTCAAGATTATTTTAAAGAACTGACGGACCAAGATGTCCGTAAGAGACTATATGAAGAACAGAAGAATCAGATTGAACAGGACATGGCACCGTTTGGTTTTATGAATGATGGTTTAGATGAAGGAACCTTTGTAGATAACGAGGGAGACAGATGGTATACAAAGAGTAATGATTATGATGAGTATGGATCAGCCGCTGGTGGTTGGGAACTCTGGAACTATTAATGGACTTTGATGAGCAACTAGAACTAGGTCATTTACTTTTAAATTATAGAAGATGTAAAAGTTGTGGTGAAGTAAAAAATCTTGTAGATGACTTTTATAGGACAAGAAAGGACAGAGGAGCAGTTCCTTCCTCTTATTCGTATGTCTGTAAAGAGTGTTTTATTGAGTATGTAAAAGAGAAAAAGAAAGATAGAACTCCAAAATCAAGATGGGAATATCCTGATTGGTAGGGTTTACTTCATGTTTACCCTATCAAAACCGGGATATTCATAAATATTTTTAGTTAAATGAGTAACAAAGGAGAGAGAAAACATGGCTACTCCTCAACTATCTCCAGGAGTTTTAGTCAGGGAAGTTGACTTAACTGTTGGAAGAGCTGAGAACGTTCTTGACAACATTGGTGCAATTGCAGGACCCTTTTCACTGGGACCAGTAAATGAGCCAATTACGATTGAGACACAGCAACAATTCCTTGATACTTTTGGTAAGCCAATTGGAACTGATAGACAGTACGAATACTGGATGTCTGGAAATTCATTCCTCTCCTACGGTGGTATTCTAAAAGTTGTTAGAGTCGGTGGAGACACCCTGAATAATGGTAATGCCGGAACTCAACAAGCTTCGGAAGTTGTCAGAATTGATAACCTAGATGATTACGAGCAGAATCATACTACGGACTCTAGTTTCTACTGGGCGGCAAGAAACCCAGGCACATGGTCGAACAGTCTGAAAGTTTGTACGATTGACAACTTGTCAGACCAAATTATCAGTATTGCCACCACTAATCCAGGTGCATCAGGATTTGTTGTTGGTTATGGTGTCTCTACTGCAAAAGACGCAACTAATATTCCAGGTAATGGTTCGGTTATTCAATTCAATGGTAGCCTGAAAGGTATTATTACTGGAGTCAACACTGACGCACAAACCGCTGCAAATAGTTCGATTGAAGTTAAGGTACTTGCAAGAGTTACCCCGACTACACAATCCACTGCAAACATTGGTTTTACTACGATAAAAACTATTGGACTTGCGGGTACTTCAGTACTTTCTGTCAATAGCACCGCGGGTATTACTACGGGAACTATCGCAATTATTCAGAATAATCCTGGAGTTGATGGTGCCGATGGTGGAGTTCGTGTTGTAAGTTTTGGTTCTTCTACAGTAACATTGGCTGTAGGTATCGCTCAATCCGCATTGGTTGGTTTGGCTGTTACGTATCAAACACTAACCTCGATTGCAGGATCTGAGACTCCGATTACTTATCAGAATTACAATTCTGCGAATTCATTCTCTGCTAGTGATGCACTGATTACTACTCCTGCCAGTGGTATTGCAAATACTGCATTCACGAGTACATCAGTTACTGATTGGTACGATCAACAAACCCTCGGTCTTACGAACTCTACAGTTTATTGGAAAAACATTGCACCGAGACCAGTATCCAACAGATTTGTAACTGAAAGATCTGGTGCAAATGATGCGATACACATAGTTGTTGTAGACGACAGTGGAGATGTTACTGGAGTTCAGGGTAACATTGTTGAGAGATTTGTATCGTTGTCTAAGGCTTCTGATGCTACTGCTGATGGAGACAATCCTACCAGAACTTATTACAAGGACTTTATTGCAAATAACTCGAAGTTTGCCTTTGCTGGGTTTAACCCATCTAATGCACAAGATACTTATTGGAATACGATTCCAACAGCATCTGGTTTCTCAACTTCGCTCACACCTTATACCAATGCCGAAGGCCTTTGGGGTCAAGAAGCACTGGGTATTAGTTTCTCTTCATTGGGAAATGTAAGCTACACACTAACTGGTGGTGTTGACTATAGTGCCAACGGTGGTATGAATGCAGACCTTCCTGGTTTGTTACAAGGCTACAATTTATTCTCTAATAAAGATGAAGTTGCGGTTGATTATCTAATCATGGGTCCTGGACTTGCTGTAGAAAATGAATCACAAGCAAAAGCCAATCTTCTAATTTCTATTGCAGAACAGAGAAAGGATTGTATTGCAACTATCTCTCCACACAGAGCTAACGTTGTAAACGTAACTGATTCTACTACACAAACATCGAATGTATTGGGATTCTATTCACCTCTACAATCATCGTCTTATGCGGTGTTCGATACGGGTTATAAGTACACCTTCGATAGGTTCAATAACGCATTCCGTTATATCCCAACTAATGGTGATATTGCTGGTCTGATGGTAAGAACTGGTATCAATGCATACCCTTGGTTCTCACCTGCTGGTCTTCAGAGAGGTGTTCTGAATAATGCTGTTAAGATGGCATACAACCCATCCAAGAATCAAAGAGACGAACTCTACTCTGCTAGAGTGAACTCAATTATCAACCAGAGAGGTTCTGGTATTGCACTTTACGGTGACAAGACTGCTCTTGCATATTCTTCGGCCTTCGATAGAATTAACGTAAGAAGATTGTTCTTGACTGTAGAACAAGCTCTTGAGGGAGCTGCAAATGACCAGTTGTTCGAACTCAATGACTCTAACACTAGAGCAAACTTTGTTAACATTGTCGAACCCTACTTGAGAGATGTTCAAGCTAAGAGAGGTGTTTACGATTTCAGAGTTATTTGTGACGAGACCAACAACACTCCAGATGTCATTGATAACAATGAGTTTAGAGCTGATATCTTCCTGAAGCCAACCAAGTCTATCAACTTCGTCACCTTGACGTTCGTTGCCACTAGAACTGGTGTTGACTTCGAAGAAGTAATTGGTACTGTTTGATTATATTAAATAACTACTAGGAGGATCAACTAATGGCAGACACAAAATCGTTATCACAATTTAAATCCAGATTAGCGGGCGGTGGCGCCCGCCCCAATCTATTTGAAGTTTCAATTCCATCATTCCCATCAGCAATTTCTGATGCCTGGGGTAGTGGTGATCAGTCAGAGAATGGAACATTTAAGTTCCTTTGTAAGGCTGCAGCCCTTCCTGCGTCAAACACACCTTCAATTCCTGTACCTTTTAGAGGTAGACAATTGAAGGTTGCTGGAGACAGAACCTTTGACCCATGGACAGTCACCATCATCAATGATGAAGACTTCCAACTCAGAACATCGTTCGAGAGATGGGCAAACGTTATCAGTAAACTTGATGATGCAACTGGTGTTACCAACCCATCATCTTATATGACTGACGCATATGTTCAACAACTCGGTAGAGGTGCTGAAAGATTTGCAACCACCAATAGTGGTGGTCAGACCGCGGTTCTGAGAACGTATAAGTTCTTTGATATTTTCCCAACGAATATCAGTGAAATTGCACTTGGGTATGATAGTGGGGATACACTAGAAGAATTTACTGTGGCATTTGATGTTCAGTATTATACAATTGGCAACTCACTGGAGTCTTCTGGTAGTAACGCTGGTGAAGTTTTAATTGAGTGATAAATAACTAGGAGATACACTTCTAGTAAATATATTGCAATGGCGAGACTATTTGGTTACTCAATTGAAGATGGCGAAAAAACACCGCCTAGTGTAGTATCTCCGATTCCACCCAATAATCAGGATGGATCGGAGAACTATGTTAGTAGCGGGTTTTTTGGTAGCTACGTAGATATTGAAGGCGTATATAAAAATGAGACTGATCTAATCAGACGATATCGTCAGATGGCACTCTATCCAGAATGTGATAGTGCAATCGAAGATATTGTAAACGAAGCAATTGTTTCGGACACAAATGATACTCCGGTATCAATCGAACTATCTAACCTAAGTGCAAGTGACAATATCAAGAAGAAAGTAAGAGAAGAGTTTAGATACATTCTCGAACTTCTCGACTTTGATAAGAAGGCACACGAAATTTTTAGGAATTGGTATATTGACGGAAGACTTTATTACAATAAAGTTATTGACCAAAAGAAGCCACAAGATGGTATTCAAGAGCTGAGGTATATTGACTCAGCCAAAATGCGTTATGTGCGTAAGTTGAAGAAGAAAGGTCCTGATAGTCTTCAGACCGCACAAACCGCATTTACAAATTCTAACGAAACGTCATACGATTTTCCAGAGATAGAAGAGTTCTTCATCTACACTCCAGATGCTCGTACTGGCACTGGATATGGTGGTAATCCTCAGAAGGGAGTCAAGATGACTCGCGATTCTGTTACATATTGTACTTCTGGTTTGGTAGATAGAAACAAAGGACTTACATTATCTTGGTTGCATAAGTCAATTAAACCACTCAATCAGTTGATGATGATTGAGGATAGTTTGGTCATCTATCGTCTATCAAGAGCACCAGAACGTAGAATATTCTACATTGATGTTGGCAATCTTCCCAAGCAAAAGGCAGAACAGTATCTGCGTGATGTCATGATGCGTTATAGAAACAAGTTGGTCTATGACGCAAACACTGGAGAAATTAGAGATGACAAGAAGTTCATGTCTATGATGGAAGACTTCTGGTTACCTAGAAGAGAAGGTGGTCGTGGTACAGAAATCACTACACTTCCTGGTGGTCAGAACCTTGGCGAAATTACTGACATCAATTACTTCCAAAGAAAACTTTATAGAGCATTGAACGTTCCTGAAACCAGAATTGAAGGTGAAGGTTCTGGTATGTCACTGGGCCGTTCTTCTGAAATCTTGAGAGATGAGGTTAAGTTCTCCAAGTTTGTTGGAAGAATGAGGAAGAGATTCTCTGATATGTTTAACGACATGTTGAGAACTCAACTTCTTCTTAAGAACATTGTGACTCCCGAAGATTGGGAGTACATGGCGGATCATATTCAATATGACTTCATGTATGACAATCACTTTGCAGAACTTAAAGATGCAGAGTTGATGACAGAAAGAATCAATCTTGCGACATTGATGGAACCATATATTGGTAAGTATTACTCTTCTGAGTATGTGAGAAGAAATATCTTCCGTCAGACTGATGATGAAATTGTTGAGCAAGATGAATTGATCGAAAAAGAAATCGAGAACGGTGTAATTCCTGATCCTAATGCAATTGCAATGGATCCCGGAATGGCTGGTGCTCCAGAAATGGGTGGTGGACTTCCACCCGATACTCGTGGTGGTGATGCAATTCAATCACCAGAAGTACCCAAAGATCCAGCGGCACCAAAAAATCCAGCCGGTGGTGTAATCTAAATAAACTTTAAAGTAATTATTAATCAACATGGATGACCTTATGGACATGCTCGTCAAAGATGACGAGTCTGCATCACAAATTAGCGATAAAATCAAAGATATTTTGTTCGCAAAGAGTGCAGAACAGATTGAAACTATCAGACCAAATGTAGCTG